GCGGGTTTTTTAATATTAAAATATTCTAATCCCATTCCTTGTATATCAGGACTTTCCCCAACTAAAGTTATTGACAATTGTTTTTCTGGAAAAGTAGTACCACTAGTTGTTACAGGTGGTGGTGGTGTTGCAACCACAGGGTCACCCTCTTTAATATCTGTTTGGAATATATTAAAATTATAATTTAAAATTACATCGTTTGGATTTTTAACTTTATCATCAGGTCTTACATATAATTCAATTTGAGTATAAGCTCTAATATTTTTTTCATCTAAATCATCTATACCTACCACCTCAATCATTTGTTGTTTTGAAATTGAAAATTCTTGTTGGTCGGTAGAAACATATCCATTAAAATGTTGCCCATAACTATTTTCAAATGTGTCTTCAATGTATTTGTTATTTGGTCCTGGTACTACATCCACGATTTTAGATGAATAATCATTTTGAGTGTCTATTTTCCAAGCACCGGCATCAGGATTTACCCTAACAGTTAATTGAGTTGTACTACCTCTAGCGTCTTTAGAATCAGTAACAACAATTAATGGTGTTGGTCCTGTGTTTTGTGGATTTGTATTCACCCCCGGCGCAACATTCGTTACAGTTGTTGCGGTTGTTGCTGTCGTACTTGTTGTTGACGGAGTGTTTGCCGCTTCTGGATTTGTAATTGAACCTGGTGATGTCATAGAAGTTCCACTTAATGATGGGTTATAGTTAAATAAAGTTCCTCCTGAAAATGAACCATAATCCGTTGTAATACCAATTTGGGTATAAATGTTAACATCTCCCGTGAAAATTTTAGGAACTACAAATCTCACCAAAGTATCATTAACAATAGTTACACTACTAAATGGTACCAATACATTAGCAATCTTAACTTCTTTAGTTGTTATTAAATTTCTACCATTAACTTGGAGAACCGTTCCTGTATATCCTGATAATGGTGCAATTGTTGTATACACCGGTGGAGGACAAGTTTTACCCGCCAACGCTGGAAGTGGTGTTGGTGTTGGTGTAACACCAGGAGTTTTTCCTTTTTCCTCTGTCTTCTTAATTGTCAATTTAAGGTCTTTAGAATCTGCAACTGTTGATAATCCAACTTTAACCGCAGAATTTAACGCATTGTATAACGTATCTTTAGTTTCTTTAAATTCACCAATATGTGAGTTATAATAATCTTCTGAAACATTATCTATAGGCCAATGACAAACATACCATTTTGCAAGACCCATTTCTAATATTTGTGGAACTCTTTCCGATAATCTTCCAATCATAAATCTAATATAAGAGTCAATTGTATCAAAATGTGCTAGTGGTTGAGAGGTACTTGATGATGCATTTGTTTTAACTTTTACACAACTATAATTTCTTTGTATTAATGTGTTTTGACCTCCCCAATCCTTGCTTAACGAAATTAATCCAAAGTTATTATCCCACCCATTAAATGACTTATCTTGGAATGTGCTAATATATGATAAAGAATAAATAATAATTTGAAGTTCTTGACTGTTTGGTACAAGTTTAATTAATGCGTCTGCAAATGTTTTTGGTTGTATTGGGGTTAATACGCCTGCAACACTTTGGTATCCAGCGGCAAATGAACTATTAAGATTAGAAACACAAGCGTTTGTTGTATCTAAAGTATTGTCCGCCTTTTGTGGTACTTGAGTACTCTTAATCGCATTTGTGGTACCACTAATAGTTACACTATCTTTATTAATTTTTAAAATTTCTTCAAGTTTAGTCAAAAGATTTTGATTAATACTTTGTAAGAAAGTATCAATCGCAGGTAAATCAAATACCCCTTGTCTAATACCTGTAAAAGTTGTTTGGAAGTTACCCGATTGAATACTATGGTCAACAGATTGAATCATATAAGGTCCATTAAACATTGGAACATGTCTAAGATTAAAGTACATTGTTGGTTGTATCAACGCATTACCTAATGACACAACAGTACATTTATAACTTCTATTTTTATAAAGATTGTATAAACTAACATTTTGAGTAGCACTTTGTCTTCCTGACGCTTGGTCAACCATATTCAATTGAGTATTAATTGATTCTGAAGTTGCCACTCCATTATCTTGAGATACACTAAATGAATAAAATATATTTTGATTACTAATCCCAATATCTACGGTAAATCCCACACACTTATTAGAAACAGCCCAATCTGTTTTACCTTGTAAATTTTCAAGTAAAGGATTTTCAGAGGCTCTTCTCATCTCAAACGCATCATCTCTAAATTTAAAATTACCTTTAGGTAAATCTAAATATTGTGATGGTTTACCCGCATAAAAACAAACCATTTTAGGACCTGATTTTCTATAATCAACATCCAAGAAAGTCCCCCATAAACTATCTGCAAATGCTAAAGACCCTCCACTACCTAATGGTGTTTTAATCCCGTCAGCATCTTGTACATTATAAAAATTAACATACGCGGGCAGGTTCATTACATTAAAATTATTCTTAATAAGAATACCACTAATGAACGTATAAACACTCATAGCATTATTTAAAGAATACTCACCTTCTTTTCCCCCAACACCAAACATATATTTCAAATCAAAGATATCAATTAAAAGAGTGTCCCCAATATTTCTTGATGCCCTATCTAAAAACATTATATCTTCAAATAAAGTTTTGGTTGTATAGTCACCACCTGATATCCATTTGTCATTTAACGCCTTAAAAACTTCATAATTCTCAACTTTACTTTGGTCTCCACTTATAACACTTTGTACTGTTCTTTCAGGTACTTGTTGTTGATTAGGTAATATTGCGTTTAACCCAGATAATAAACCATTTAAAAAGTTACCTTGTAAAGTAGATTCTAAATCCAAATATTTTTTTAACTCATTTTTAAATTGAGCAACGGCAATTGTTGGCGATTTTAATTTTTGAGTAGCATACATTTTAATTATTGGTGCCAATAATATTACATTCTGTGCGGTAAACTCTATGTTATTATCAATAAAAAAGTCGGTAATATACGAACCATTAGAACTATAAAAAACATTCTCTATTGTTGAAAACCCTACCTGTGTTTGTAACTCAAACCATGCTGTCGGGTTATTAATTTGTGATTGTTGTAATGTTATTCCACCGACACTAGACGGTAAACTATTTTTAACATATGAATTAAATGTTATAGGGTCCGCAACTTCAATTTGTCCATTAAATGATAAATAAGAATTAAGAATTCTTCGGTTATAATTTGACGGATTACCATATCTAATAAGAATATCATATTGCATAAAATTAGTAATACTATTACTAAAGACATCATATTGTTTAGTAGTAACATTATTAAAATAATCTGATTCTAACTCACTTGTGGTTTTGGCAGGAACTTCCATTAATGTTTTAAATAACGCTTGGAAGTTTCTAAACGATGAATTAAGATTAATAGGGCTTTGATTAAAAGTCACAATCTCTTTACTCAAATTAATGTCAGTATCAGGTTTACACCAATTTAAAAATTCTTCTTCAAAAGAATCCAATATTTTTTTATCAAAAACCGAAAATATTTCTTCAATCTTTGAGTAATTGTTATCAGTTAAAAATTGTACTGGTGATTGGTCGCTCCCTGTTGTTATGTTATTAATATATGAATATGGGTCAGGATATGCAATTTGATTATTATCATAATACCCAAAATTAGTTGCCGGCCATAAACATCTAACAGAACCATTATAAACACTAGTATTGTTTGTAAGATTAACTTTAGTTCCTGGTGATGTAGTTTCACCCGTCATACAAGTATCAATAGTTTGGTTAAATGATGTTCCAAATGATGGAACAACATAATAAGTTGCACCTTTAGTATTATTTGTTGGGTCGCAATCTTCATCATCTTCAGGTACATTATTTGGTAACATTACAGACCATGTTATTAATCTTAAATTTTTACCATTTTGTTTACCATTATTGATATTTGAACCTAAAAAATTATACATTTTTAATCCATCATTAACACTTTGTTGTATTTCACTATTTGTATAACCCGTATACAAATCATATCCATTATAAAAGAAATTAAAATCGTTAATTAATTTTGGATAAAATCCAACTTGCATATCAACATCTATAGATGTTTCACTTTGTAAAACAACATTTCTATTAACACCATTGTATTTAAATTTATATTCTACTGACGTACTTGTTGTACCTGTAATTATCACCCCTGTTGTAGTGGTCCCTGTTGTGGTACCCGTTGTTACCGGAACTATCGGATTATAATTTTTGGAATAATCAAAATTTTTCCAAGCAGTTTTTAATATATCAGTACCTGTTTGTTTGTACGTTTTATATCTATACCATATTGACCCGTATTTTAATATCCAAGCATACGGTATTTTATGTATTGCACCAAACTTTTTAAAACAAGATGATATGTAATCTAATTCAGTTACAGTATTATTATCTGATACTGATTTATATTTTTCTCTTAAAGTTGCTAATGGTAATGAATTAATGAATAAATACGCGGCTTGAGTATATGGATAAGTGTTACCTGAAATTCTTGAATTATCTACACCGTTTTGAATAGCGTTAACAAAATACGGAGTATTCAACATGGACGTTGTTGTTCTTGGACTTAATATTCCTGTTGGAGTGGCTCCATAAACATATCCTTCAGTTGCAATAAAATCGTCAGACTCCCTTGTATCATAAAAACCGGATAACCCTAAACCAAATAACATTGATGAAAGTGCAAGAATTGTAGGATTTTGACCTAATAAATATGAAAAGTTTGTTACAGGTCTATTATTTTTAAAGTCAAAAACATTATTAAAATTTGCAATAATTTTTCTTGGTTCAAATATCATCAAACTTTTTTTAGTTCCATATACTTGATTACCCGTAGAGCTCGCCCCTTGATTTAAATTGTTTGCACACCATGTTTGGTCTGTGTATGGTATTGTATCAACAATCATTGGGTCGTTAGGCGCATTGTCTATTAACTTTTTAAGTCCTTCTGATTTTGTTGTTGTCTGTGGAATTTTACCAATATCTTCAACACCTAATATACTGAAAGAATCTTCAGTAATAGTTTTAAGATATGGTGTAACAAAGAAATCTCTAACATAATCTTGGTATGCTCGGCCTGTTCCCATATTTGAGATATTCTTTAAGAAATCCGGATAGGAAGCCGCGTTTAACCCATAATTTTTTAATGTAAATGTAATATAAGGAGAACTTAATCCTAAACCATTTTTAACATTACTAATTTCCGCCTCAACATTAAGTTTAATTAAATCTTGAATTTGATTTAAATTAGCCCTTACAAATCCTGAATAATGAGCAGTCAAAAATTGTCTTTCCCATATCTCATAGAAAAATTTAATTTCTTCTTTATTACGATATGCAATTCCTGTCGAAGGAAATTCAATCGCATTAATATTAATTATATTAGTTTCTCTTTCCGTTTCTAATGGTGGCGGAGCAATTGGTGATTGAAACTTCATTGTAAGTCCTTTCATGTACTCTTCAACAAATTGAACTTCAGGCCATTTAGCATAATTACCCCCATCAGTTTTATCAATTTCTGTTGGGTCTGCAAGATACTTTAATTGGAATCTACCTTTTTTATCATCAGATGTCTCAACAAAATATTGTGGCCATGGGTATACAGGGATTTGAGAATTCTCAGCCGCGGTATTACCTAATAACGAACCTTGTGTTTGTACTACGTGGTCTCTTGTTTCAGAACTAGGTGCCGATGAAGGATTATCTAAAATAGCTTGTTTTCTAACAGGGTCATATTTTACATTCCACGCTTTGGTATGCGTGTCATCCATTAATCTAATAAACCCTTCTGCAGACGCCATAATAACCGCAATAATGTTTCTTACTGTTGGCTTAAACCCAAGTCCTGTGTCTTTATCTTCAATTTTTCTTAATAATTCCGCAGTAATCTTTGTTTCGTACTCAGATAATTTTTTATTTGCCTGTGTTTCTAAAGACGATATTGTTGAATCAAATCTACCATTACCTTCAAACACAAAAAATGAAGGTTTAATTTCTGTACGTTGAGGTTTTCCATTAACTATTGTTTCATTAATAGCTGGTGTGAATATTGGAATATATTGATTGTAAACCGAATCAACAACTTCTTTACTTGGTTTATAATTTCCCGTTTGTGCGGTTGCTGTTGCAACCCAATCAACATTAGAGTCTAATGGCGGGTCAATTTTAATCATTTTAAGGGTAATTGGATTAGGTATTGGTGCCGTGCCATTAGTACCTAATGTTGGATTTTCTGCCAACCCTTCATTATATTTTTTAATATTACTTTCTAATAATGAAATAGCGGTAACATGAAGACCGGGGTCACTATTTTTAAAAACATAGGTTTTATCACCACCCTTCAAAATTATTGGATTTGGATTTAAATATGTATTAAACCAAGAACTTGTTGCCCCTCTAACATTTGAAAAATATTGGGTTAATATTCCTTTATAATTTCTAATATTTGTTAATGACCCAACTTCAGTTTTATCAAAAGACGCAGTAATTAATTTTTCAAACTGTTCTAATTTAGACATTAATTGGACTATTGTTAATTCCGGTAAATCTTTTGAAATTAGTCCTTTAGCTTTATATTCACTATAAACTTCGGCAATTTTTTGATATCCTTTTTCCGCAATTAACTCAGTCACAACCGCATCAGAACTATTAACATTATTAAACGCCTTTGCCGCTTGAGTCTTAGATTGTGATTCAGTTGCCCTATTTGTTTGTTGTGGACCAACAGGAGATTGACTTATATTAAATGTCTGAGAAAACATGTGTGGTGTTGCCAAAAGATGACCCATAGCAATCTCATTTAATATATTAAACTTATATCCTTTAAAAGTTAATGAAACTTGGTAATTACCGCTTACCGAATTAAATCTAGCGTTAAATTTTTCTAAGTTTAATTGGTATCTAATCGCCTGTCCGTAATAACCTTTTAGTGTTAAATAAAATACTGGATATGGTAAATTAAAAAAGGCAGAATAAGGAGAGTTGTTACCTAATTGAAATAATGCCTTACCTTGAACATCTTCTAATTCCATAGTTACAGATGGTATAAATGACGTATTTGTTGTAACATGTATTTGGGTAATACCTAATAACCCATTATCCATTACATTTGTTTCATTTGAAACCGTATTAGTATAATATGGTTTATCCCCATTTTTAGGTATTACACCTACTTGTAGTGGTTGGTTAGTTCCATCAAATTTTGTAACATTTTGTCCTGTTAGTTCGTCATAATATCCCGTTCCAAGATAATCATTTTTACCTGGTTTTAAAAAATTCATTTTAGCAACAGAAATTGTTCTTATCCCACTATCTTCAGGACTTATCCCTACCGCAAGTTTTGTTCTTGGAAGTACTTCCGCTTCCAAATTCGCATACATAACAAGATTTTCGTGGTCAACTAATCTTTCAGAAACTTGACCATCTTTAGTTGTTTTGTTTGGGTCAACAACTATTAAATTGTTATAGTCAAATTCAACATATATGTTTCCGCTGTTGTCCGGTCCTAAATTACCTACCATAATAATAAAAATGATTTTCTAACGCTGCCTTATAATCCTGTAATGAAGGTAGTAATGGAAAAGGAATTATCAATATAGCACCATCATATATGTTGTTTTCAAGTCCACCAAATTGTGGATTAGCTTGGAGTATTAACCAACTAAAGTATGGTGAATTGTAATACTCTTGAGAAACTTTATCTAATCTACTTTGAGCGACTTTATAGATGTAAGCTTTATCCGTAGATTTTTGGGCGATTGGCACATACGGTACAACGGTTTGTTCTCCGTTAATTAAAAAATCACTATATCTATTCCAGTATTGAAATGCCATTAGTTTAATTTTGCTTTAGAAATGTATGCTCCTGTCGTATTACCATCAGTATCATTCCAAGTGTTTTTATTTGTGTTTTGATTTGTTGTCGCCCCTAAACCTTTAATCATATTTTTTTGTGATTTTACCTTATCTTCAGACGCGCTATTTTCAATAGTATATGTAAATTCCCTTGTTTTAGTAGTAAATGGTGTATAAATTAAAAAGTCTTTTAATTTTGTTTTTTCCATATTTTCAATAAAAGATTTAGTTATATTATTCTCCCCTAAGAAAACAGGTTTTGTAACAGTCAACCAATATGCGTCAAATACCGCATCGATATTGTCAGCCCCCTTACCAATTATTGATTTATTACCAATTATATTACCAATTATTGCCGTTTTAAATGTTTGATATTTTTTATCATCAAGTATATCGTCTGATAAAATCATATATTCTTGTTTAAATGATACATTATCAAATAACGAATTTTTACTAAAAGGTACAAAAACTTGTTCAACAGTTGTCGCTTTTGATATCCCATCACTAACACTAAAAACTAAAGTACCTGTATATTCTTTACTATCTGCAGGATATACAAATGTTGAGTCGGTCCCAATAACTTGATTAAAGTTTTTAATACCGAGTTGTATTTTTTTAACATCATCCACTAATTCTATTAATGTGTCGGCACCTGAGGAAGATGTTGACACTTTTGTTGTACCTGAAGTCACATAAACTTTGGCATTACCCGTACTACCTTGTAACCCATCAGTTCCATTATTTAAGGTTCCAGCAAAAGTAATAAGATTTGTTTTACCCATTGTTTGAAGATAACTTTGTTCAATAGTTGTTAAATCTTGGGTGATTTTAAAAATTGCGTTTTGAAATGCACTTCTTTTATTTTTAACAAAATTAAAATAATTGTCTTGTACTGTTGAAATTAATCTTTTAGAGAAGTCTCTAATTGGTGCACTTATAAACTCTATAAATGGGTCATTATCATTTTTAATGTTTTTTTCAAATGCTCCAAAAATTTCATCAAATCTTTTTTCAACACCACTAGGTTTACCAAAAAGAACAACAGGGATTTCATTATCAACATTTAATTTACCCTGTGTGTACGAGCGTTGTAACATCCATTGTTGACGAACCGCATTATTATATTGACTAACGGTTTCTTTTGTTTTATTAACAACAGTAGTAAAATATGTTTGAGTATCTTTAACTACTTTATCCATAAATTCTGAATAATTTAATGTTCCCGTTTCACCACTAGCGGTAATATTATTACTAGTTATTTTTCCAACCGTTCCATTATTATCCTGACCGGCATTAGGTTCTGCCTGATTAACAGCAGGAGGTGCCGGCGGATTATTTAACGCTAAAAATTCTTTATCCAATACTTTTAATAATTCCTTATTTGAAGTAACATCAGACCTATCATCATATATTTCTGTATTTGCATAATAGTTAAATGTCAAAGCGTTTTGTAATTTATCTACAGATTCTTTTAATCCACTACCACCAACAAAATTGAACGCCATTGTTACATTGGCAATCATTGGTTGCACACCAATCCCTTCAGGATTAATATCCAATTGTTCATATGTTAATGCCAATGAAGTTGGGATAATTTTTGTATTATAAAAATCCCCAATTCTTAAAATTAATACCGGTGGAGCACCGAAAGCCGTGTTAATAGCGTTATTATATTCTAACACGGGTTTACTTTGAGGTGTATTTTGTTTTATTGTTGGTATAGTATTCCCAGGTCTCATACATTGTTGTAAAAATGTAAGTCTTGTATTCAACCCTTCCGGTGTTGTTGAGTGAAATGCTGGTTGGAAAAATTTCAACTTATCTTTAAGGTTATCATAAACCATTGGAGTTTCAGTCTTAATTGTTTCAAAATAATCACACTCCGATAATAAAGACCTTAAAACTCTTTTAGTTATATTATCGTATGGTCTTCTTTCTTGAGTAATTACTTCTTCTTTAACTGTTTTTGTCACAACATTACCAACCGTAACTTCTGTATATTGTGGTACAGGAGGTGATTTAGGTGCGTTTAATGTTGACTCAATTGCCGATATGTAAGCTCTCCTACAAGCCATCGCGGCTGTTGTAAAAATGTCTTTTGACCCTGCTTGTGTATCACCTCCAGGGGTATTAACATCACTATCGGTACAATTTACTGTCGTCCCTTGTTTAGTTAAATTGTCAGCGGTAAATGGACCTGTAGAACTATTTGCCATACGTGGCTGAGTGTTTTGAATATTTTCACCAAACGCTTTACCTTCTTTAATGATTAATCTTTTTTGTGTAACAAACGCAGCAACATTAGTATCTTCTTCAAAAAATTTCTTAAGTGATGATATTCTTCGTTTGGATAATTCAACATTATATGTTTGTGTCGCAGGTGCAGAACAACTCGAATCAATCATGACCGTAACAATCCCATCAGGATATTGTTTTAATTGTGTTGACAAATCAAGTGTCATCGCAGTTAAAACATCATAGTTTGGAGTAACAACAGTGTTAAAAAATTCTCCTAATTGAGCTCCATTAGTTTTTCCTGTGTATATCGTTACATTAGCAGGAGATGTATATCTAGTATATTCACTTGAATAATTTAAAACATTACTTGGTTTTGGGAAATCATTTCCAAAATAAGCACCTACATTAACATATTTTTTAAAATAATCTTTTGTATTACCACCACCTCCAACTTGAGAAATTGGGTCTGTACTTCCGTCAGGTGATTTATCTCCTGTTTGAATGGTACCTTTAGTATATTCTAATTCTTCCTTAGACACATCTTTTGAACTAATAATGTCTTGTAAATAAGATAGTTCTCCAGGAGGTATATTAGCATATTTTTTGGCAAGTTCATATAAATCGTATTTTCTACATCCCGCAAAGAATGAGTCCAAAATACTATTAACTCTAGTTTTATTTGTTTCGTTTGCTAATACTTTATTAACAATTACATTTAACACAGATGGGTGGTCAACAACTATTTTCCAAGTTAAACTACCAGTCCTTTGAGTACTTTTATATGTATAAACAGGTTCAGGTCTTCCTAAGAAATCACTTTGATTCCAATTTGTTGAAACTGATTCACTAAAAGTTAATCCATATGGTGGAAACCACATAACTCTACCACCGTTTGGACCTCTTTCACAAATTGCCAAATCGGAAACAGAATACCCAGGAGTGCTTGAGGTTCTCCACGCCAAGTTTTCTAAAGAAAACATATATTTTTTGGCGTAACCATTTACCCCACTACCTATTAAATTTGTAGAGTCTTGCCCACCTTCTTGTTTGTTTGGAGCTATATTAAGGTTGTATGTATTATCTAATACTGAATCTGCAAATCTTCTACCGTTAACTGTAATACCATCAACTTTTTGAAGGTCATTATATTGTAAGTAAGGTATATCTTTGGCAAATACTCTACAATATTCTGTACCTACCTCTTGTCCAATAGCACCTGTATATTTATAAACCATTGAACCTTTAGTCATTTCTTTATATCCATCATGAAAGACTTTACTTACTTGGTCAATAGCATTTCCAACATGTTGTAATCTTCTACCACCTTGAGGTTGACTATCAATAATTCTTTGTGTTTGGTCTAATATTGAACCTTGTTTAAATGTTCTTTCTGTAGACTCAGTTGAATTATATGATGAAGGTTTAAAGTCTTGGTCTTGGTTTATAATTTCACCACCAATACCAACTGTCTTACCAGCATTACCTTTGTATTTAGGTGATACCCATGTAAATCCACCCTCAATACCACCACCGTTACTATATGTTGGACCATTGGCTCCTAAACGAATTTCTTTACTTGGACCTTCATATAGTTGTGCTAACTCTGATGGACCATAAACAGGAGTTTGTTGTTCTTGTCCAAAAGCGTTAACAGGAACATCTCCACCTGGTGAGAATACTCTTGATGGGTCTGATGTTATACTACCAACATAGAAATTACTATTATTAGTTAAAGTACCTGTTAGTGCACCACCAATTCTATCAATAAGAGTTCTGTCGTAATTTGGTTTGTATTTGTTATAATCAATATTTTTAAACAATCTTGATTTTTGTCCTGCACCTGTATTGTTATAAAAAATTTGAGACCCTGTCTGTCCAGCACCAATTAACTTATTAAAGAAATTACCAACAGTACTTTGTCCAAAGGCCAATGATAATTGTTGTATTGTCGTTGGTTGACCAGGATTAACGGTAGGGTCAAAATAAGAACCTGGTATTGTAGATGTTGGTAAAATACTACCTCCTAATCTTAACGCAAAATTAGCCGCCGCTAAAATTGGGTTTGCATTTACCGTGATTGTGTAGTTTGGCTCCAATAATGGAACATTTCCTGATATAATGTTAACTAAATCAGAACCACTATTAATATTTAAAATATTGGCGCGACCTATTGTGTCTTGATAAATTTGTGCTGCAATCCTTTCTTCAAACTCACGTCTAAGTGTTTGAGCCCCTAAACGAGCAATAAAACTATCTTGACTTAACGAACCATTACTACCTGAAGGGTCAGGAGATAATAATATAGATAAAGGACTATAAAATGATGGTACAAATGTAGTTGGATAGGGTTGATTGTTATAGTTGTTTGTGGTTTGTGGTTTGTCTAATGAATTAAAAAATTCGGCACTATCAATTTGTGTTTGCGAACCATTTGAAAAAACATTAAGTGGTTTCCATTTTTGAGATTCGGGTAATGATTGGTCTACAATATGAGCATCTTGAAATCCATATTCGCCCTCATTTGATTTGGTATTCATTAATGCGTTTGGGTCAGGAACTTGTTCATAACCACCCTCATTACCGTATTGGTTAAGAGGATATAATTGATTTGCAAATGATGGGATATCAATTAATTGGTCAGGACTATCTTGTACAGATGTGTCTGATTGAATATATTCTGTATCAATTGGTTGCGTAGGTCGGTTAGGAGACTTAGCATAAGGTGTTAAGTTTCTAACAATAAGTTTCTTTCTGAAACCATCCGAATTAATATAATCTAAAGGACTTCCCATTAATTACTTTATTAATAAATAGATTGAGGGTTATTTTTTATCATTAAACCGTAACTTCTTTAGGTGATTTAGTTGGATTGCCGGGACGAGCATTATTATAGGATGTTTGTGCAAATGCTGTAGAGCGTAATGTACTTGTAATGGCTTTAGTTACTTGTTCCATTTGTGATGGGTTTAAATCTTTCGCACCATTTCCTGTAAAATTAACATTAACATTAACTGTACCATCATAAGTAACATTTTGACTTTTACTTCCAAAAGCGCCCTCCGTTGATGAGGATTCTTTTAAATCTTTTGTTTGTCTTCCTTCAATAAGTGAAGATATATTTTTATTACCGTAAACAGTATTTTTTTCTTTTGCTTTAGCAGCATTTTCTGTTTTGTCTAATTCGTTTAAAATTTTATTATAACCTTCTTGAACCATTTTGTCCAAACCTGTTTGATTAGGGTTTTTATCACGAGCTTCTTTTATTGATTTATTAAAACTAGATAATAATTTTGAATTAATGTTTTCCCCTTGTTCTCCCATCTTTTTAAGATAATCGCTAAGAGCGTCTGTTGGGGTTTTCTTACCCTCTTGGATATCTTTATACAGTGATTTCATATCACCTAACGCTGTTGTTAATTCTCCTCTAACTGCCTCAGGACTTGCAAAGTTTCGTGATGCTGCTCCTGTTAAATCAGTACTTCTTGACCTAGCAGATTCTGAAAGTCTTAATAAATCTTTTTGTGTTACAGCACCTCCAATAACCGCCGATTTAATCGCCTTTACATCAGACGAAATTATGTCAGAATAATTCATTTGTTTTCTGGCAATGTCTTCTAAAGTTTTTGGACCTGTTTTTTGTTGTTCAATTAATTTATCAAATTCAGGTTGTGTTAATTCTGCCAATTCTTTTTTGGTACCATCTTCTAAAGTCACTTTGTATTTACCATCTTGCATTGTCGCAATGTTAGCTAAATATTGTTTGTCTTCTTCACTTGCAATTGTAAGTCCCGCTGTTTTAATCGCTGATAATCTTTGGTCCAATTCCGCAGCCGCAAGACCCATTTTACTCATCTCTCTAGCACTAACACCTGTTTGAGTCTCCATTTCTTTTAAAGTTAATACACCCTGTGGGTTAATTTTAAAAGTTTTTGTTTTTTCATCAAAATAAGTAAATTGTTTGGCAACATCCGCCAAGCTATTTTGTAAACCTGATGGGTCATTAATTGACTGATTCATTAATGCAAATGGGTCGGCGAGAGCTCCTGCAGATATTCCCAATCTTTGGAATGCTGCTGCAGTTTCAATTGCACCTTCAGGAGTTAACACTTTTTCCGCTAATGCAAATGTTTGACCCATATCAAATCTTAACATTGACGCTTGGGCTGCCATTTTGGTTAAACCTTGAACACCACCTTCAAATTGGTAACGATTCATTTGACCCATGTTGTCTTGAACATCTTTCATTACCTGTTTGGTGTTACCACCAATACTTTGAATATAATTGATTGATTTTTCTAATTCTTCTGGTATTTGGGAAATACCAACTCCAATATCCATAAATTTTTCAGATAACTCCCCAACAGAAGTTCCTAAAATTTTCTGAGCCGCGTACATTTGCTCCACATCTTCTTTATTCGCAACAACATTTCTTCTTGAAGCGATAGCTATTTCACTAATAGTATCAGCAACGGCACCTAAATCCCCACCTAATCTAACAATTCCAGGTGAAGTGTCTGCAAGAGAAGTTTTTAATTCATTAATTCTTTCTCTTGTCTGTCCAAAAAGTTTGTTGATTTGTCCAGCGGTGGAACTAATTCTTTCGTATCCATACTCAAATTCTTTAGCTGAGAAATTTGTAGCATCTTTCATCTCATTTAAAAATCCGTCTTCTGTATTATCTGCCATATTATAATTGTATTAGTTATTTATAAATACAAAAGGACTGAGTTTTCAGTCCTTTTTATTATCTTCAATCCATTTATCTAGTAAATATTTCCTCATAAAAAGAGGCATTATTAAAAAATCTTGGTATCCTATGTGTAATAACGTAGTCAAATAGTAATATTCATCGAGCTGACTTTTCCTATAATCAGAAGAAAGGACGAAAAAAGTCAACCCCAAATCCTACATTAACTGTAAGTTTTTCTCCTGATGGGGTTGTAACTGTGCGTGTCATATCTAATCTTGGTTCATTATCATTCATAAATTTTCGTATGAATTTTGAATCCGCGATTGGCATCGACTCAATAAATTTTGCGATTTCGCCTTTATCGGTTATCCCGTTAACTTCAATAATTTCTTTTTGAAGTCTTAATGTAACTGTTGGTACAACTCTACCTGCAGGGTAAGTGTCTGCAATTCTTTGATTTTCCAAAATTTCACCATAAGTCATTGGTTTTAACTTAATAGTATTTTGTGATTTTGGTAAAGTGGTAATAAAAGTACCGTCCTCATTAGGTTGTTGTCCTTGACTGATTGATAGTTGGTCTAAAGCAACCGTAGTTTTAAAAGGTTTCCGAGTACCAGGGTCAGTAAGTGTTAACTCCATTTCAGGGCCAAAAGCCGTGTTTCGTAAAAAGATAAGTATTGCCTCAACATCACCTTCTAACATATCTTCAACACGTAAATCTGGTTCGTAAATTTTGGTTCTTAAAAGATTTTGAGTCATTCCGTCACCACCCGCCATTAATAAATTCTCATCATTAGCGGTTAAATAACCGACTTTGATAGATTTTTTCTTGTTTTTGTAAAAGACTCCCTGAGATGGTAATGGTACCACATCGTGGGGTAGCGTAAAATTCGCTTGTCCGTATTCTTTTGATTGATTATCCATATAAAAAATTAACCGTAAAGTTTATGTTCTTTACGGTTAAATATAATTAGTATTAATTTTTTATAAATAGAAAGACTATTCTATTACTATATCAGTAAACAAGTACACATCTATCCATACGAAGTGTCGCAGTGATTGTTGCTAACGCGTCTGTATTGTAAGCCAACGCATTGAAGTTTACATCTGTTAAGAATGTTCCGTAAAGAATCCATTTTTCAACAACAACTCCTGTTGGGTCTAACATTTCAAGGTCAATATCTTTTTTATAACCCGCAGCATATCCCATACGACCTGTTACAGACTCAGCATGTAAACGAACCCACTCCATAAGAGCTTGTGATGCAGAAGGACCAATTGGGTCTCTAAATGTTACATTAATTGTTTGCCAGTTGAATCTACCAGCAACATAAGTTGAAGTATTTAAGAACGGTATTTCCGTCGCTGCAATGGTAATGTGTGGTCTTGATGTAGACTCTACAAACCATTCATTAATCCCTAAACTTGATGGAAACCTTAAAATGAATCGGTTTTGTCTTTTCGGTTCATAAGGAATCGGCATTTTCATCAATAAATCAGCCATATTATTTAAATTAGTTTTTCTTTGTTTATTATCATAAATATATCCAAATGGAAAATATTTTTATTGACTTTCTGAAATTAAATTATTATCATTATATTCCAGACTAGTTTATTTAATTCTAGTTATTTTAACTAGTTTTTTTTCTTTATTTATTTAATACTAGTTTTTTATTACTAGTTAATATTCTTTTTTTATTCCTCCTGCAGTAGAATAAGTTTTAACAATGTTATCAGGCTTATCCTTAAAATGTTTTTTCATTACTTCCACATTTCTAATATCATCATCTGAAAATCCAATAGTAGGTTTTGATGGGACAAAATTATTATTAACATCGTCTTTAAAAAATGCTCTTTTATTTAAATTAGAAGATAATTCTCTAATGTACTCCACAAATTTGTCCATTGCACGAACTTTGGCTTCCTCAGGATTTGCAGCCCCTTCCACATCATTATAAGATACAGGATGGAATTTACACATATCTAAATAAGTTTTAATTAACTCATCATCATTCATCTCATCTTCACCAGCAAACGACCTATATTTTTTAAGATTCTTAAGAAGTTCTTCTTTATTAATCCCATTATAATCATTTATTATGTAGTTATAAACCGCCTGTTTTAAAGTGTTTGGTTTATGACCTCTCGCAGTGATTATAGAAAAAATTGACCCGTTATTAATCGCCTCTTTAAAATCATTAAATGCCGGACCTTCTTCAGCCCTCATCGCGTCAATTAAAAAATCTTTATCCCCCGGAGTTTGGAAATTTTTAAATGGTTCATCACCATAACCTACAATTGTCTCACCTTTATATTGAAATGGTGATTTACCTAATTGATGTCTATATTCCGCAAAATCATCAGTTGACATACCCACTTCGTCACCCCCTTCTGTTTTAACCATAATTTTGGTTGGCATATGAACAATATTATCGTCCCAATCAAACGCATAATATTTCATATCTGGGGAACCTTCTTCTTTAAATCCTTCTGTTAAATTCTTTTTCATTTGGCTAAGGGGGGATTGTTCCCCCCATTTTTTTTATTAAATATTCTCGAACGAAGCTCCTGTTGGAGTAATGAAGAATTCAATATCAATGAACTCTAACGCCTTCGTAGGTTTTAAATAGATTTTCCCTACTAATGTATTTCTATCTAAGTCTTCAGGTGTTGAAGAAACTGTTACACGGAAATCATATAAACCTCTGTCTCTTCTAATTGAGTCTAAGATTGGGTTAACACTATCTAAGAATTGTTGTCTAACGATTTGGTCGTTTTGTTCAAACAATAATCTTACTGCCACCGCTGAAATCAACTTACGAGCTTGAAGTAATAATCTTCTTACGTTCAATCTGTTAAGTGCTGAATCAGCAATTTGTAATGTTTTGTTACCCCAAATTACAGTACCTACATCCGCAAAAGTAGCAATTGGGTTAATTCTACCTTGGTAAAGTGTGTCTCTATCTTCTTGAGTCAATTTAACTCTTGCTTTGATTGAGTTTACAAGACCTCTTGTGTAACCCGCAGATGCGAACCAAGGGAACGCAATGTTATCAGTTAATGCCAAGTTTCTTACAACTTCACCTGTTGGTGGTAAATAGATTTGTGTGTTATTCACAGTATCTCTTACTAAAATCCATGGATAGTAAGTTGCAGTATAGTTAGAGTCAATTCCTGTATTATCTAAGTTATCAACCGCTTCTTGTGAGTAGATGATATCTAAAGAGTTAGTTCCATCTGGAGTGTACATTAAGTAATCAGGAGTTGTTGCGATATACACAGAGTCAGCTCTTGAATATTGTACCATATCAATAGTTTCTTCAACAAGGTTTGAGTTGTTAACATAATCAATACTTGAAGTTGCAAATATGTTAATATTTGTTGCCTCAGGATTTGAGAATGTTAAGATACCAAGTAAGTATGCATAATAATCAGTGTTTGCAAAATCTTGTGTGTTATTACTTACCACAATTCGTTTAAATAAACCTTGACCTGTTGCTGTTGGGTATCTTGTAGAAGACGATGCTCCTGCCAAGTAACCTGATGCTCCTAATTGGAATCTATCTTGGTTAGTTCTAAATTCTCTATAAACATCCCAACCATCAAATCCTCCCGCAAAACATAATGTATATTTTCTTGAGTAAATGAAGTAGTATGGGTTTTCTTGAGTTTCAGGGTCAAATCTAAAATCAGCTACACCACATTCAAAAGCAGTCGCCCCACTTGTTTGGTATGAGTTTGCAATTGTAACAACAGTTGCTCCTGAGTCCATGTGGAAACCTCTACTTAAGTAATTCCACGCTTGACCTGCGATAGGTAATGCTGAACTAACCCAGTTTGGTGGGTTTTGTTTACCTTTATAAGATAAAAATGCTTCATCAATACCAAATTGACTTGAGAATCCTAAGTAAGTTCTTCTAACAATATCACCTGCTGATTCAGTTGCATTTGCAGTTGTTCCAAATGGGGGGTTAAAAACAACCTCACCTGGATAATAATATTTAGTTTTGAATTTAGGTACTGGTGAAATATTTTCAGTTGATTCGTATTCTCTCTGAGTATAACCGTAGAATCCACAAGGAATTGCGTCTATAGGATATTCTTCCGCTAATTCAATCATAACGAATTTTGAAATTAATGCGTATTCCCCATTTGCACTACCAATTTTTTTCGCTACGAAATTGTTAGAACCTGCGTCCATATTACAATTAGTGAATTTCTCAATAACAACAGGATTTGCATCAGTATCAAAGAAGTTTCTAACAAGTACATCAAATGTCATGTTATTAAACGATAAGTTAGCTATTGAAATTTTTACCTCAACATTCGCTGCGTCTCCATCAGAGATTGAGATAAATTTAAATAATTTATAAACTTGATTACCTCTTAACTCAGAAACCAAAAATGGTGTTTCAGGTGATTGGTATTTTTCAACTTTATACGCGATTGATTGTGTGTTTTCACTTCTTGCATCTTCAAGAGCAACTAATTGAGGATTAATACCTTTAATATATCCTTGGTTATAAGCATAACTCAAAGAACTTGGATATAACTCTTCAACAAAGATTGGTACTTCATATCTTGATTTACCAAAATTATCTGTGCCTAAAACTTTAGTAATAAATTTAGATGATGCCGCTGATAATGAAGTTTCAAAAGAAAACGTATTACTATCATTAGTTATACCTGAAAGTAAAAACCCTTCATATGGTGAATTAGTGATTCCTGAATATTGTCCAGTACTAATTAAAGTAACATCAGTAAGTCCTGTCACTTCATATACAGGTCCATGTTGGTCAAGGTCTGCATTGTTAGAATATAATGAAATACCTCTTGAACGCAAAGTTCCAACAACCATATTATTATATTCACTATAAGCAGTTCCTGAAAAATTATATGACTCTCCTGTAATAGTTCCTGTATAAGTGATACCACCATCACTAGTACTTAATGATGATACATCATAATAAAATGAATAACCAGCATAATCGTTATTTACATTTGCATCATTAGTAAACGCTGCGTAATACCATGGGTCATTTGAGTCTGAACTTAAATCGTTAGTATCTAAATTATTTGTGTCTGAACCAAAAACATTTAATTGATTTGAATATTGACTAACAAGACTCCAATATTGGTCTGAAGGAATTGCACCATACATAGCAACGGTTGTTGCGGAATAAGAATTATTATCAATAATAAAACTTAAATTACTATTGAAATCTTCACCATATGTTGAAGTACTACCATCAGATAATCTGTAAAGAGTATTATAGTTATTACTTACTTGAGTTGGTAATGCTCCCCCAATAAATTGAATTGTACTTCCTGAAGAATATCCTGTGAATGTTGCCGAAAAAGCGGTTCCTCCTGTTGGTGAAATTATACCAATCGTTAACGGGTCAACATTGGCAGTAACTCTAATACTCCAAGATGGACCAGCGTCATATCCTGATAATCCTAATATTCTTGTTACAAACAATTGGTTAGATTGTTGTAAGTATGATTTGGCGATATACGCCGCTTCATATTTTGGTATTTGTGTGTTTACAAATTTTACAGGTTCAGTTCCTCCAAAATATGCTTGGAACTCGTCGTAGTTAGTTATAAATACAGGTTCGAATGCAGGTCCTTTTATTGTTTCCCCTACTAAACCTAAGGTAGTAACACCTACACTTTGTGCTACGAACGATAAGTCCGTTTCTGATGTGTAAACTCCAGGTGATACAAAAACTTTTTGATTTGCTTGTGCTGTTGCCATTATTTAATTAATTCTATTGCAGATTTATTTTATTGATAAATATTAGATACTAACACAAAAAACTTGACTTTTGAATATGTATTAGTAAACAGTAGGAATAAATTCTACCTTTTTTCTCACCACAAAAACTATGAAAGAAATCAAGAACATTAAAATAGACCCTAAAGTCCACGAAATACTAAAAAAGTATTGTGATAAACGAGGGTTTAAGATTTATAAATTTTTAGAAAATTTAATCGTTGAGACCTGTAAAGAGAAAAAAGATATCTACGGGGAAGATTAAACTAAGATATTATCAAACTTAATGTTTGATTCTAATAAGTTATTTTGTTTCACTACGGTGATTGATAATATATCGTTAGTAGTTATTTGAATTTTTTGTACATCAGTCCCATAATAGTCTCCATTAATATAAACATCATAAGAATTTACATTAGTTGAATTTGCCCAAGTTAAATTTGCAGTGTAAGCAACAACATCACTTAAAGTATCATTACCTACCATATAATAAAAATTAGATAAAAATTCATCAGGGTTTTCAGGAGATTTTTTTCTTCTCTTACCAAACGATGAAGTTTCAAGTTCTGTTAATAAAGCAACTCTCGCAATTGCCGGTTTAACTTCAAATTCATCTTCGTCAATTAAATAACCTAACATAGTAAAATCATAATTTTGAACATAATATTTTCTTGATTCAATACTCATTTGAGATTCATCAGAAATATTATTTAGTATGATTGGAACATATTGACCTTTTATAAATGTATAAGCCTGTCTTGATGAAAACTTTTGCATTATAACTTTGTTGAGTTCGTTTAACTCTCTCATTCGGTTACAAATAATTTTCACACTATAATTAATATCAACAGGAACAGGTTGTGGTATTGTGTAAATGTCCATACCTTGTTCATTACCATTCCAAGTTGGTACTGAGGCGTAATAGAATTGTTTTCTATTTGGGATTGTATATTGAAGTGCGGGATTAGTTCCAAATTTTACTTCAGGACTTCTAACTACGGTAATGAAAGGTGGTGAAGGGTTATAATCTAAATCAACAAATAATGCTGTCTCAACATATTGACTCCAATTCTGAGTTGTAATAATGATATCCACCATTGGTACAATTTTTCCTGCTGTGATAACTTGTAAATCATCTTTAACAAAATCTAACATTCCTCTATCTAAATCTGCATGTAAAACTGACTTAGGTAAATAAGTTCCATCTTCATTAATATATTCTAACAATTGTTCTCTACGAGCAGACAATGTCTTTTTAGGGACTAATGGTAGTGTTGGTATAACTTTTTTTGGTAATGGCATATTATTTTTTAACTACAAATAGTTTATTTTTTGAATTTATCATGTCAACTTCTTTTGCTTGATATACAGGTTCTTCAGTATTTTTATACACAAATGTGTTAAACTTGTATGGGTCATAGGTGACAATCATATCTGATGGTGGATTTGGAATATCATCACATGGATACTCACAATAATCAAGTAATGTACCAATAACAAAAGCATGAACATTTTTACTTTTTTCTTTTCTAACCCTATCCTTACCACCAGGTCTAACTCTAAATTCAACATCCCCTAACTTAACATAGTCTGAATGTAATATTACCTTACTATCGTATGTAACTGAAAAAGTATGTTTGTGTAAATTATAATACACCATAACTTTTTTACCTATAAAGATGGAATCAAATTGAGATTCGGTTACTAATATTTTCATATTTCATCTACCTTAACAAGGTTTTTTATCCTAAACCCAAATTTATTACTACACCAATTTAATAGAATTTTTTCCGTCTCGTCATAATCTAAACCAAACATATTTGTAATAAAACTCCAAACTTCATTAACAACATATAATCGTTTTGTTCTTAAATTATACATGAATTTAAACCTTCCATTTTTAGATAAATAAATTTCCCTAAATTCAGTACGATGATATCTTTCTAAATCACTATAGTTTTCATTTAACCAATTTTCAATAATCGAATTTAACCTATTTTCAGTTATTATGTATTTCATTATATCCCTCTAAATTCGTTTTCACTTACGTAAGTGGCCATAATACTTCTATAAAATGGTTTATAACCACCATAAGTATGTTTATTGTCTGACTTAACATATCCATCATCACTCACCACATAATATCTAATTCTATCTTCAGTTTCATTATATCCAATATAATCCCCTAGGAATATTTCAACACCTAACTCATCTAAAGTTTTTTGATAAATAGAAAACTTCATATTACCAGGTTCTTGTTGTTCCACTTTAGAATTACCTAAAAATTTATGGGCAGGGGCCATTACCTGAACCAAACCTTTTAACTCAATAGGTACCATAAATTGTATTCCATCTTCGGTTACCTCACCGTAGACATCGTCAGTTTTTGTCTTATATTTATCAACACGATAAAGAACTACTGTGAAGTTCATATCACCCAATAACCATTCTTCACCCATACCTATGTCTAGGGTGTAATCTTCTCCTCCGAAGAATTTACCTAATCTTGTTATTGGAACTAATTTCTGCATATTAATGTTGTTTTAATCTATTATGATATGATTCAGATTCAATAGACGATGAACTAATAACAACATTAACATTAAAATAATTTTTAATGGTATTTTTAATTTCACGATTCCATTGGTCTCTATAAACATCAGTTTTTTTCATGTTGTCTCTTCTTAAAAATTCACTTCCATCAGGGACAATATATGTGACCCTCATGTAGTATTCATCCTCATAAGTTTCCATTGGTTCTAAATTAAAACCCATATCAGATACACCATTAGGTTTAATGACATTCATCATTTTACCTATCAACTTTTCTAATTGTTTTTGATTCATACTCATATATTGATAAATACATTATAATTACTTATATTTAAGGTAATCTTTTATGAAAATACCAACACCACATAAAATTTACATCGCTCATAGCACAATACATGGGTTAGGAGTATTCGCAAATGAAATAATTTACGAAGGAGAAATCATTGAAATATGTCCTGTAATTGATATGGGGTTGAATAAAGAAGTTAGTCACATATTAATTGATTACCGATATAATTGGCCTCAAGGAAATGATTGGACATCACAAGTTATACCTACAGGTTATGGAATGTTGTATAATCATAGTGATAACCCAAATTCAAGTTGGAGGTCAAATTTGGAAAACAACACTTTTGAATTTTACGCAATAAAAGAAATAAATCCTAACGAAGAAATTTTCACATATTATGGTGATATGAGTTATTGGAGCGACGGTAGGACACATACTAATGTTACTTAAATGAGTGAAGCAAGTTTAGAGTCTAAGGCGATGACCTTATTGGAGACTTACGAAGGGGGAAATAATTATCTTATTGAACTTAAAAGAAAATCTCAAATAAATAGAAGATTTTATCCAACAAGAAGTCAGGCAGAATACATAATTAATAACCATGACAAACAACCAAAGGTTGCAAAAAAATGGGTAATACTTGATGCCTATTTTGCACAAAAATTGGCGGATGATAAACTTATGACTGAAATACCTGAAAGGGTGTGGGTTGAAAAGTTATTGGCAGACAAAGAAAAAGCGTTTCACATTTGGGGTAGAATAACAGAGACACAAGAATTTCATGATTTTTGGTTACCAAAAGCGGCAATCATTAAAGATAATACGGTAAAAAATGTTGTTATAAATTACGACAAATATTCTCACCGTCCACCACTTGACCATCAAAAAGAATCAATCCAAAAATTAGTAGAAAACAAAAAGTTTATTCTTGCCGATGATATGGGATTGGGTAAAACAACCTCAACAATCATTGCCGCATTAGAATCAGGTTCTAAAAAAGTTTTAATTATTTGTCCCGCAACTTTAAAGATTAACTGGAAAAGAGAGATAGAAAATTATTCAGATAAATCTATCTACATCTCAGAAGGTAAAAATTTTAATGGTGATGCGGATTTTGTCATTATTAATTACGATATTATTAAAAACTTTCACACCACAAAAAAGAAAGAAAACTCCCAAATTCTTGATTCTAATTTTGATTTAGTAATTGTTGATGAAGCCCACTACATTAAAAACGCCACCGCCCAAAGAACAAAATTAATCAATGACCTTGTTAAAAAAGTAGACCGACTTTGGTTATTAACAGGTACCCCAATGACATCAAGACCAATGGATTATTTTAATCTATTAAGTTTAGTTGATTCCCCCGTTGCAAAGAATTGGATGGCATACGCTATTAGATATTGTCAAGGTTATCAATTTAATGCTGGCGGTAGAAAAATATGGAATGTAACAGGAGCATCCAATCTTGAAGAATTAAGAGACCGAACTGCGGGTCTTACATTAAGACGACTCAAAGAAAATGTCCTTAACCTTCCCGACAAAATTATCACACCTGTATATCTTAGGTTAAAATCTAAAATGTATGAAGCAATTATGGGTGAGTATTATGATTGGTATGATAAAAACCCCGAAGAGTCAAAATCACTTACGGTTCAATTTACTAAATTAACAAAAATACGACAAGTTATTGCTGATGAAAAAATCACCCAAACAATAGAACTTGCCGAGAACATTATTGAACAAGGTAAAAAAGTTATTATCTTCTGTAATTTTACTGATTCATTAGAAAAAATAACAGAACATTTTGGAAAAATGGCTGTTAAACTTAATGGGACAATGTCTAAAACAGAAAAACAATATAGTGTTGACCAATTCCAAGAGAATGATAAAATAAAAGTATTTGTGGGTAATATTAAAGCTGCTGGTGTTGGTATTACATTAACCGCCGCCGAAGCGGTAATCTTTAATGATTTATCGTTTCTTCCTTCAGACCACGCTCAAGCTGAAGATAGAAGTTATAGATACGGTCAAAAAAATAATGTATTAGTTTATTACCCAATATTTGAAAATACAATTGAAGGAATTATCTATGACATACTCAATAACAAGAAACAAGTCATTGCAACTGTGATGGGTGATAATCAAAATACCGCAGATGCTGCCGAAGAAATTTTGAAACGAATTAACCAAATGCGTAATTAAATAAAAACTGGATTATTTATATGTAATGAATAATCTAATTATATGAAAAAAATAGAAGAGAAAATTCAACAACTCGAAACACAAATACTTGAAAACCACATCACCAAAGAAAAAGAGTTATTGATTACCGAAATGAAAAAAATAGGAATAGAAAAATTACCATACTCCTATTCAGCCCTCAAACAGTTTATTGACCCCGAAACAATGAACTTCCACTACAACAAACATTACAAAGGGTATGTAGATAAACTAAACGATGCTTTATCCAAGAAAAAATACGGGGACTTAGAGTTAGAACAAATTATTAAAACAATAGGTCGTTTTGATAAAACAATTAGAAATAATGCCGGTGGAGCCTTTAACCACGCATTATTTTGGAACATGTTAACCCCGACCCCTAAGAAATTAGAAGGGGAACTTTTAAAAAAAATAACAAAACAATTTGGAAGTTTTATCTCTTTCAAAAAACAATTTGATACTGTTGCTAAAGATAGATTCGGTTCAGGTTGGGTATGGTTAGTACTCACAGCTAAAAACACATTAAAGATTATGTCAACTCCAAATCAAGATAATCCTTTAATGAATGTTATTGAAGGTGGTGGATTTCCACTTTTAGGGTTAGACCTATGGGAACACGCTTATTATCTAAAGTATAGAAACAAAAGAGATGAATATATTGTAAACTTTTGGAAAGTTGTAAATTGGGATTTTGTTTCTAAATTATATGAAATGAAAACAGAAACAAAACTAATGGAATCTGTTAAACTTGAGAAATTAATAACCGAATCTAAAGAGGCAAAATTCTGTGATGCCAAAGAAGTTCAATTCTACAGAGAACTTATCAACAATACAAAAATTAAGAAAATTTATCAAGACGGAGTAACTGACTCACTAAAACAAGTATTCCATCAATTTTGGGTTGAGAGTACTGATAAAGAAATGTCAGGGTTTTACGGATTAGAGTCTAAAGAAGGAAGGTCAATCCTTAATAATTTAAACACAAACTTCAACACATTTTGTTTGTTAACCCGAGCAATCAATATTCAAATTGAGAAATTAGGTAAACCCGAAAAGAAATTTGATTTTTCTAAAAAAGAAAACAGAACAATTACAGAAATTAACCGATTGGTTAAAGCGTTAAATCATTTTAAAACAAAAATATTCACAAAAAATAACGAAGAATTTATTAATATCATCAAAGTATTAAAAAAACTATGGGATAGAGGACAAAAGTCTGAAGATGAGGTATTAGATAAATTCCAAAAATATTTTGGAGATTCTGCAAAACTTGAAAAACTTGGGGGTCATGGTCAAAAAATAGACGCATTTAAAGGGGAAGATTTGGCAATCACTTTAAATGGTAAAAGATATAGAACACAAGTTAAACCATATTCCTCAATCACAAAAGAAAACAACACAATTACGGTTAAAGATACTGGTAATGTTCAACCATATAGTGTAGATTGGATGATATTTATTAATACAAAAACAAATAAAATTTTGATTTTTGATAATAAACCAATAAAAAACCATAACCAATATGTGTTTAATGATTCATCATTAATTCACGAAATAGAATAACTAATATATTTATTGACATGGCAGTAATACCGGAACCAGAAAGAAGTAAAATTTATACAAGAATTAAACATCAGTTAGGTGCACCACTAAGAAGTGTTGAACTTGAAGATGAGATGATGGATTCATTAATGGAGTTAGCCCTTGGGGATTACGAAGAGTATATTCTTCAATGGTTAATTGATTCACAATGGGTTAATCTTGTGAATTTAAACATGAACGAAAGGTCAGTTGCAAGAGCCTTAGTCACAAGAACTATGGATTTTGAACAACAGTTCAGTTATGCTTATTCTAAAATTGTTGGTCTTCAAACTGAAGGTCCTTGGGTTTTAAAGAAAGATTATTTTGTTCTTGAAAAGAATGTTCAAACATACGAAATTCCCGCAGGTAGAGAGGTTAACGAATTACTATGGTTTAGTGACCAACCTTGGACCGCCTTTGGAATAGGTGGTATGGGTGGTGGTTTTGGTGGTATCGGTTTAGGTGCCGACCAAGCAGGATTTGCTCAAATGGGTAATCAAGGTTCTTATTTTATGATGTCAGGTTTTGATTATTTAATTAGAATGCAAGAAGCAAATATTCTTAATAGAATATTAGGTGGTTCAATGACATATAGAATAACAGGATTACCTGATGGTAAAAAGTTAATTCACTTAATGAATACCCCTGGTGGTAAATTTAATTGGTCAAGTTATAGTCAATACGTGGGTAAAGCCGTATGGTATTGGTACTATGATGTTGAACCTGATAGTAGAGCCGATTGTTTAAAAAATAATCCTGATATTATTAAATTACCAACAGATGTACCTATTGAAGAATTATCTTGGGAAGACTTAAATGTCCCTGGTCAACAATGGGTGAGAAGATGGTTTACAGCATATTGTAAAGAAACTTTGGCGAGAGTTAGAGGTAAATATAGTGGGAACTTAAAGACACCTGATTCTGAAATTGTAATGGATTACCAAAGTTTACTAACCGAGGCCAAAGATGAAAAATCTAAATTAATAGAAGAATTAACAGGGGCTGAAGGATGGTTAACAAGAATGAGACCCGATAAAGTAATGGAAAGAGAAGCGTTAATAGCAGAAAACTTAAACAAACAAATGAAGTTTAGAGCAATGCCTCGTCAAATATATGTAATTTAAATTTATGGCAATTATAAAAACAATACCCTCAAGAAAAATCATTAATGGTTTAGTTATAGACACATCAGAAATCTCAATAGTTTCTGAAACAAATTACCAAACCAATGGTGAATCTTGTATAGTTGTTAGGGGAGTTTCCGACTCAACAGTTATTTTAGACTCAAAAACAACAGACCATGTTGTAGTAAAATCAATGACAAGACTTACAATCATACCTGACACCGGTAAAATTGATGAGGACTATGATGAAGTAGTCGCAGAAAGATATGCTTGTATTGAATTTAGGTTTGTTGGTGGTAATTGGTATATTTTAAGTTCAGACGGTTTGAAGCAATCCTAATTTTTCTTCCCAATTTTCTTCTGCCATTTCATACATATAATCAGAATTAAGACCTCTTTTTTCCCAATAAGATAATTCACCATCTGATAATGTCATAACTTCTTCCAAACTATCTTGGTCCCCATTACCTAATGGATAACCATTGATTAATTCACATTGTGCCGTTGTAAAAATACCTCTTTCCTCAGGGGTATTAACAATTAACCCATTTCTAACTTCATCTTTAAAAACAACCATTAAAGGTTGAAGTTTTTTATTGAATGTTGCAACTGCTCGTGGTACATTATAGTCGCCTGTCAAATCAGGATTATTATCTAAAATGTCTTTATCTAACATATAACAATTAATCATTACACCATCACTGATTGATTTTGATTTCGGGTCATTAAACAAGTTAAAAGCGTTTGCATCTTTGATTTGTTTTACCGTCATCTTTTGCACATCTCCTTGTGATGATTTGGTTCCATTATTAACATACATAATAACATCACCTAAACTTACATTTAGACTATTTTGTAATGCCAATTCCATATGAGCCATTCTACTCATACTATTACCTGCTTTAGTTTTTGTTGTTAACCTTTTTTTATAATCATCAAGACTTAACTTAACTCTAGCTCTTTGTGCAATTTTAGACAATGGAATTTTTTTATCATAAATGGTTTGAAGATACTCGTAGTAATATTCAACAAATGCTTTACCATCACCTTCCAATAACATTTTAATACCTTTATCCAAAAACGCCTCAATGTACAATGGTAATTTTTTAGATTTAATACTATTACCTGTTAATTTAATCTTACCCTTGGCATCCATAACCGCATAGTTTTTACGAGCCAAATTAATGGTTGACGGCCAAACACCATCAGTATCAAGAGCCATCTCACCTCTCATAAAAATATCATTATACTCCGCAACATCAGCTTCGGGTCCATAATACTCTTTACCCTCTTCAACTTTCCAATTCAATCCACGACCAACATAAACTCGGTCTTTTGCATCATCAGGTGTTGAAAAGTTAACACCGTCTGTATCCATAACCAATGGTACATATCCTTTGGTCATAAAGAATTTAATCATCTGACGAAGATATTGTCTACCCGTACAAGTAATCTGTTCTCCCATGTACATATCACCCCAAGCATAAACCTGAGGGGCAGACAAGGCACCAAACATAGAGTTAATAAAAATCTTAATTGGTAATTGTTTATTACCATACGATTCAGATTTATTACGGTCAATGTTATAATATTCTTCAGCAAGTTGTTTGTACTTAATACGAGTATTACGGAAATAACTTAACATCCCTTTCATAGCTCCCGTCACATCACAATCAGGAAATACATCATGTACCAACTGAATAGAAGGATATAGGGACGAGAAATCCAGTTTAAGTACATTCTTACTATAACCAACCTTAAGTAGTCTAGAAAGACCTCCTACGAAGTCAGTCTTTGATTCTTTGGCAGGGATTGCAAGTCCATGTTTGTAAGACCATGCTAACATTAACATTTTCCACAATGTTGCGGTACCCATTGTTGAAACCCTTTCATATGTTGTTGGAATCATTGCAGCCAACAAGAATGAACCTTGGTTGAACTCTTGGTCAACTTTAAGGGTTTCATCTAAGTCATCGTCAAGATACATCTCAACTAACTTATCTCCTGTTATTTTATTGTAGATATCACTTCGTTTCTCACAAACCGCATCAATTTTAGAATCAATACCAACTTTTTTATACTTACCATTTTGAATGTTTAACCAAAAGTCTTCTTTCTTTGTATAGAATGGACCAATATTTAAATGGTCAATATACACACGGTCAGGTGCTTCCGCATTAATGTATTGGGTAATGTATTTCAAACCAGCAGCTTTGATACTTGAGTTAATTGCTTGCGCTCTACGAACAGCATGAATTATATCAATAACATTGTAACCCCAAATAGAAGTTTGAGTATAAGACTCAACCTCATTGGCGAGTTTTAACATACTATCTTTTCTTGTAAATGAATGGTCGGGATGCAATGATTTACAAATTTTCTTTGGGTCAATATTTAAAATCTTACATCTTTCAAATATCCAATGCCAGTCAAAGTTTGCAGAATTATAACCACCAATAATACTTGGTTTAAGTTCGTTAATTACTTTGAAAAATTCAATGATGGCATTTCTCTCTTCAGATTCATCCACACATTCAATAACTCTATGGTAACCTTTATTGGTTTTAATTCCAATCATGAAGATACGACCATCTTGAGGTTCAAGAGCAGTCGTCTCCAAGTCATATACCATTCGGGTAACTTCTTCGTAATTCTCAAATCCTTTGAATAATCTTTTTTCTTTGGATATTAAATATTGTTCTACAGGAGGTAGAATTATTACTTTGTCTTTGGTTTTATCTCCCCATGGGTCACATCCGCCTTCTCTAAAGAATTGGATAAGTTCTCTATAACCTTTAAGTGATTTAACCATGAAAGTCATACCCTTTTGTAATCTTTCATTACCGTGGGTTTCTAATTTTTCAATCATAATACCATGTTTGGTCATGGCTTCTTTTTGAGCTGCTTTGGAACCTTTGTAAAAATTAATTTGACGTAAGTCACCTACCCAAGCAAATGGGGTAAATGTATCTTTACGGATTTCTTTTCCTTTACCAGGAATCTCTTTAATTTTGTAGATGCAGTTCTCACGATAGTCGTACTCAATGGCAACTATAAATTCTTCTGGGTCGTTTCCATGTAGGAACGACTCAATGTATTGGTCTGTAAACATATTTTGTGTAGGAGTGGTTTATTGGCAATCACGTCATTGTGAAGTTCACCTTACTCATTGTATACAAATATAGAAAATTAAAATGGTTAGTCAAATTCTATTAACTAAAAAACCCAACACTTTTATGTTGGGTCATTCATTAATATTTGTTGATGTTGTGTTTTGGTTTTCTATTGTAAGTTTTTTTACTTTTTTGAATTGATGGTCTTGAAGCGGCCCATATTTCTTGCATTGTGAAAGTTACTGTTGTCATGATTTCTGTGGGTGTTAGGGGTTGTTGTTATTGAGTACAAAGATAGTAAACTATTTTAAACCTACAACATAAATCTTGGACTATTTTTAGTTTTTCCAAAAGTTTTTAGGTAATCACCATATTCTGAAAATACGGAAGTAACTATTGTATAGTTTATTAAGTCTTCCGTGAATAACAAAAATTCAATAAAATTCATATATTGAGGTAAATTTAATTCATCACCAACTTCTTTTATAAAAACCACTGAATTTTTGGGATTATTTAAATTTGACATCCTTTTTTTAATAATATAAAAATCATTAATAAATACATTTTTAATTAACCTGTTTGGAACGCCAACTCTATCATAAAATTTAGGATTGTTTAAAAAATTATCCTCATATATTTCAACAATATCTTCAAGAGATTTACTTCCTTGTCTATCTTTCCACTGATGTTTACTGGCATTAAGTGTTATCAAATAACCATCAGTTACAAATTTAGTAACAGGAATAGTAGTACCTACTTCCTCTAAAATTATCTTTGTTAATAAATTAGTTAGTTTCATAAGTTAACAACAAGCAGTTTCTGAAATAAAACTATCTTGGATATTAATATAAAGTTCTTCTCTAATCGGAAGAATTAAATTTCCTTCGTCGTTTTTAATTAAAAATTGTCCTTGATATCGACCCGGTGTATTTGTATCTCTTTCTGTAAATTTAAAATAGATATAATATTCGGGGTCAGAACCTTCAGGTAAAATTAAATTAACTATTTCAGCAGGAGCGGAGACAATTTTAGGAATACCTGTCTCCTCTTCAATCATAGTAAAAAAAATAGTAGAGACCTCCAAGTCTTGCATTAGTTGCATGTAACCGGCCCTACCATCTTTAACTACCTGCATTTTTAACACAGGTAATGTTGCATTCTTTTTAATATAAAATTCCATAACAATAAATATACTGTTATGATTCTTTTCTCAACTCTCTACTATAATGTTCAAATCTATCATGCTCTGTTGGTGTCATAAGTAATAAACCTGGATACAATTCATCTTTTTTAACCAATTGATACATATGACTCATCCAAGTTTGTTCAAATGGGTGTGCCCATGTTGTATCCAAGAACATTTTTTTATTACCAGGTCTACTAACAATTTGAGGCCAATTACAATAGTAAACTTCACCAACAGCGTATGGAATACTTTTGTGTGATAATACCGAGTTAAATTTGGTTTTTGGTGCATTAGGGTCAAGTCCCATCTCAGGAAGTCTTGGTTTACCCGGCCAAAATTCATCTCTAACTGATTGAGGTACATTGTACCACGCCCATTGGGTTCCATTATCACCATAGAACTCAGAATAATTCATCTTTAAGAAATCAAAGTTTTCTTTTTTCATTATTTCTAAAGATTTTGAATATAAGTTTGGTACATATCTGCTAAATCCATTTCTACAAACGGCACCTTCATTTGGATAAAAAAACATATCATCTTCAAAAAACAAATAATAGTCTAAATCTGTTTCTTCAAAATGTTCTGCAATCCATTGTCTTCCTCCACATATACCTAAATTATCTTTCTTAATATGTTCAAACCCATATTCCTCACAAATTTTCAAATATTCTTCAGTAGTTGATAAATCAGAAGAGTTATCTAATAAAAACTTTTTAGTTTTTAAAATGTAATCTCCGTCATACGCCAACATAGAATCAATAAGAGTTCTAAATTGTTTTGGACTATTAAAGGTAATGACATATAATCCAACTTTACCTGTGTCCAATGAATTAATTTCTTTAGTCCCATTTTCATTTTTTACTTTAAGTTCATCGTTTTTTAAACTTTCAAAAAACCCACCAATTAATCCATTTGATTCTATTTCAAAATAGTTAATTAAATCAGAATGTTTATATGACATAATACTAAAGATTGATTCTTCAGTACCCATATACCCCTCTTGTAATGTAGATTTTAATAACCCATAATATATCCCATTAATATCTGAGATTGTATGTGTTGGTCCACCAAAAAATCCTCCTCGAGAAACTTTAGTTACTTTGTTTCCTGCATATTCATTTAATTTTGGGTAATTAAACCCGTGTATTTCAGTCTCTGCATCGTATGGAAAACTAACAAATGAAAATTTAGAAACATATTTTGATAACTTGTCTAAAACTTTATCATGTGTAAAATATCCTGGATGTACCGTATTTGTTAATCCACCATCAATCCAAAACATATATTCTGAATTAAATTGGTCCATAATTCTGGCATCATTTAATAAAAAAACTTTAGACATCACCAAAGGATTGTAATTATCTAATTTTGCTTGAGTTGACTCTGATAACCAACCAACTTGATTATACCATTCAGGGTTAGTCCTAATGTTTTGAATTAAAGGAAAAAACTCTGAATCTGTAAACCAACTTAAAGGTCTAACAATAAACTGTGTATTTTCGTGTTTTCTTTTTTGGAAAACAAATTCTCTTAATTCTTCATCACCAAAAATTATAAGGTTTTCTTCAACCTCTAATAATTTTTCAAATTTGTCTAAATAATGTTGGAATGGTCTACTCCATCCCTCTGTTAGGTTTCCTCTACCTATATCCCAAATACCCGTTACTAAAGTTATATTACTCATATATTCTATTTAATTCTTCTAAAATTTTAAAAAAGCTTATGTTTAATGTAAACATTTCATCCGTTACTCCTGCGGGTGCATTATCTCTACACCACCAAATATCAAAATGTTTTCTTTCAAATAATTCTTTATGGTTAAAATACATCAAAGTCATAATTGGTTCTTCGTGATGTAAATTTTTTGCATCAACAATAGTTTTTTCCGCATAGTCTTCAAACATATTAACTATTTTATCCCATTTATCTCTATGGCCACCAAACAATCCTCCTATAATATGAAGAGACCTATCATACTCTGTGTACCATTTTGGGTCTAAAGTTTGAGACCAAAAGTTTCTATCGTTATCTTTACCAATAATTAAGAATTTATCACCAGTATCTTCAATCATATTATGTAAGAAATCATTATTAAATAAACTACATTCATAATATCTTTGTTCAGGATGAGTTCCACTTAAATATTTGTTAGGTACTAACCCACAATGAGATAATCCTGCGTCAATCCAATAATAATAATCGTAGGACTTATCTTCGTTCCACCACCAATGAAATTTAGAGTATTGAATTTCAACACATCTATCAGACCTTTTAGTCATTTCAACATCTTTATATTCTTCAATTAAATGTTGGAATTTTGTTTTTGAAATATCAAAAATTTCAAATTTTAATTTTTCAGGAGATATTGAATGGGTCTCATAAAAAAATTGTTTTAATGGTTCTATTTCTCTATCTGAGGTATAGCATAAAAAATCTGCGTCGGTCATTTTTAATAAAGAAAGTAAACTATAACTATAGTGCCCTCCCCTACTCATTCTACCTCCAAATTCTGTACCATATAAATCACTATAAATTGATGTAATAAATTTAACTTTAACTGACATATGTAAATTGTTTGTGTTCTTTATTGTTTTTTAAATCTTGTGTTAATGTTCCGTTTAAATATTCCGAAGGTATTTTACAAGGACTATACCCATTCCAATTATAAGTTTGAGTATAAAAATTATTATACTGACCCTGAGATACATCGGACCAACTACTCATTTGAGGGGCGATTGGTAATATTGGAGAATAACTTTGTTTGATTGGTAAAATAAATTGATAGATATAATCATCAATAGCATAATACCCTAAAATTTCAGGTTTCTCCATTTCAATAACATTATCATAAATTGACTTATGATATAATATCATATTAGTTGCAAATATCCCTCGTTCGTGTTCTTTTTTTGGTGGAAGATTTGTTATGTCTAAAAATAACGGTAATTCCTCACTACGATTTACAGGTCTATTTAAAGTGGGAGCAAGATTAATAATCCCAAATTCAAATTCACCTGTTTCAGTTTCAATTTTATTTATCAAATCTTTTGAATATGGTAAGAATGTACAATCATCCTCAATAACCATTACTGATTCATAACCTCTTTCTTTAGCAATTTTTAATATTTCTACATGGGATAATGTACACCCCCCATGATTATTTAAATCAACTGCTTTAAATATTTCATAATCCCAACCGATATATTCCATCTCTTTTTTGATGTGTTCTAATCGGTCAGGTCTTCTTTCTAAATTAACAATAAATTTAGGTATATCGGTAATATTCATTAACTTACAACATTGTGGTTTAATTGACCTGTAATTCTATCACACCACCCTTTTGATTCTGAGTGTGGCCACACAACCCAGTATTCTGGTAATTCGTCTGTTTGAAAATCTCTCCAAACTTTACAATATTTATCAGGGTCTCTCATAAATCCTGCAATTTCATTCTTATCGGCATCTTTTCTAAATAATGTTTTATCTTCTTTACCGTGGAACGCAACAACCCAAAAGTCATAATCAGTTTCAGTAACTTGAGAATATCCAATATCAATACAATGTTTAAACACCATACAGAAACTATCTTTCCATTCTTGTTCTGTTTCAAAGTTATATGGGTTTGGTGGATAATTTTTATCTAAAGTATATTTGTCAATTGCTCTCTTTTCAAATAAAAGACCTGAATATTTTTCATAATCTTTTAAAGTCCTAACAGTTCCAAATCCGTAAGGTCCATCATGTCCTTCTTGTTTTTCACCATCCATTCCAAATAGTTTTCTATTTGTATGGTGAGAATGTTTGTTTTTATCACCCCAAGTTTTATCATCGTCCCATTGTTTTGTTCTACCTTTACGAGTGTATTCGTGGTAAACAACAGGTATGTGAGTATGGAATAAATCATAACCCCAAGTGTAAGCTCTAGCAGCAATTGAAATCTCTTCTCCGTGGAAATAATATTCAGGGTTGTGTTGAACTTCTTTTGAAAATTCTCCTAATGTAAAACAGAAGTGGGCAGAATAGAATCTTGCGGTAACAGGTTTTTTCATTTCTTTCCAACCTGGAATTGTTTCAGGTAAGAAGAATACTGCTCCTTCAGGAATAAATCTATCAAACACCATTCTCCAAGCTTCTTGAGACCTTCCTGCTGGGTCATTTTCAGGGTCAAAAGATGGTACATAACCCGTAAGTAGAGGCTTCTTATAACCATCTTTTTGTAGACCCTTAATCATTTTGATTAGGATATCATCCCAATCCTTAACAAATCTCATATGAGAATCAATTTGTAAGGTATATGTTTCACCGTCATAAAGTTGTTGAGTTAAGTTTCTTGCCCAACAAACTCCTTTGGCTTCTTGATATGGGATATCTAAGATTTTAAATCTCTTATCATCTCTATATTCATCTAAGTTATCAAACCCGTCTTCTTCAGCAAATTGTCTTGCAATTGACAACACTAAATTTTTGGGTCTTTTGGCGTTTGCCAACATATCTTTAATAGTTGGTACTAATTGTGGGTCTCGATAGGACGCAATCTGAATAAAAATTTTCATATATTGTATATTTTATGATAAACATAAAAAAACCCCCGAGAATGTCGAGGGTTTTGAATAATATATTTTATTTTTATTTTAAATTATTAACAACCGTTAGGGTCTGATGAGGTAATTTGTCCTGCACCACCTGTTACTTGATACCAAGCTACACCGTTAGAGTAATAACCATTCGTTACTGGGATTGTTAGTGCAGTATTAACATATAAATATTCACTAACATTAGGACCTACACCACCTGCAACTGTTCCGTAAATTGTGTTAGGTGCGGAACCAAAGTCAATACATGCTAAATTTGCCGTTGTACCTGTACCTAAACTATAAGTGTAATAACCAAATGTAGCTGTTGGTGTTGTTGTTTGTGTTGGTGTCATTGTTGGTGTTGAAGTTTGAGTTACTGTTGGAGTTACTGTCGGTACTACTGAACAAAGTGTGAAAGAACCTATTTGAGCTCCACCTGAACTTAATTGTGTAACAGATGTTCCATCACTAAAGAAACCTGCTAAATCAATCGTAACAGTTCCGTCTGAATTATTATAGAATTGAGTATTTGCGTCAAACAATGCGTTAAATCCGTGTAGTGTTATTGCAACTCCAGACGTACATGCAGTATTTGAAGTACTTCCTGAGAACACATTAAATGCGAAAAGAGGAGATGTTGGAGTTGGTGTTTGAGTTGGAGTTGGTGTTGAAGTTTCAGTATTAGTTGGTGTTTGGGTTGGTGTTCCTGTTGGTGTCTCTGTTACTGTTGGTGTATTAGTTGGTGTTTCTGTAGGGGTTGGAGTATTACTTGATGTTGGAGTTGGAGTAATTAATCCCACACATCCATTAGGGTCTGTTGTAGTAATTTGTCCTGCTCCACCTGATACTTGATACCAATCAACACCGTTAGAGTAATAACCATCAGCAACAGGTGTTGTCAATGATGTATTAACGTATAAGTATTCACCTAAATTTGGTCCTACTCCACCCGCAACTGTTCCATAAACTGTATTAGGGGCTGAACTAAAATCAGCACATGCTTCATTTGTTGTGCTACCCGTACCTAAACTATAGGTATAATAACCAAATGTTGCTGTTGGTGTTGTTGTTTGTGTTGGTGTATTTGTAGGTGTTTGAGTAGTTGTCGCTGTTGGAGTTGAAGTTGGTAATAATGAGCAAAGACTATAGAACCCTAGTTGAGTTCCACCTGAACTTAATTCAGTAACAGATGAATTGTTACTATAGAATCCTGTTAAATCAATTGTAACAATTCCTGATGGGTCATTATAGAATTGAGTATTTGCATCAAATGTTGGATTAAATGCGTATAGTGTTGTTGAAATTCCAGAATTACAAGCTTCATTTGAACTGTCTCCTGAAAATATGTTAAATACTTGAAGAGGTGAAGTTGGTGTTTGAGTTTGAGTTGGAGTTACTGTTGGAGTTACATTCGCCGTTCCTGTCACTGTTTGTGTTTGTGTTTGAGTTGGAGTTTCTGTGTTAGTTGGAGTTTGAGTTTGAGTTGGGGTTTCTGTATTAGTTGGAGTTTGTGTTTGAGTTTGGGTTGGTGTTTGAGTTGGAGTTTGAGTTGGAGTTTCGGTGTTAGTAGGGGTTTGAGTTTGAGTTGGAGTTTCGGTGTTAGTAGGAGTTTGAGTTTGAGTTTGCGTATTAGTAGGAGTTTGAGTTGGTGTTCCAGTTTGAGTTGGGGTTTGAGTCGCAGTCGTACTCGGCGTAGGAGTTTGAGTTTGAGTTGGAGTTATAGTTGGGGTTTGAGTCGCAGTTGGAGTTGGCGTTGCCGTTTGACCAACAGGAGGAAACGCACCTTGATTAAACAAAGAAACCGAATTAACATAAACAGGAGATATTGAATATGTATTATTAATTAACCAAATGTTTTTTGTTTGGTTAGGGTTCAATTCAACTTGATACTCCCAAAGAGAGTCATCGCATCTTCTATAATTAAAGTTCACAATTGTTGAACCGGTGTTCGTTAAAGTATATTTACTACATGCCATGGTATATTTCTATTTTCTTATAAATACTACGATTTATTCTAATTTATTAAATAGGGTTTAAATTTTATATTTTTATTACCTATTATTAAGATAATTGGTTTATTGTAACATATGTCGATGGAATTAAAGGTCTAACATATGGTGATGATGAAGCGGGTACGGTGAAGACTTTAGCGGTGTCATCCGCCGATGCAAAGACAAGTTCAATGTATTGACCAGCGGTTAAATCAAAATAATATGGGATAAAAGGTAATGTTTTATCTGTATTATTAACTAAAACAATTTCCCCTGCACTATCTGTTACATCAACACCATCAACTCTAACCCAAAAAACAATTGTTGCTGCACCACCTGCAAGTGTTGCTTTCCCTAATTGATAAGATACTCCCAATTGGTAGGTACCGTCTAAGTCAACATAAATTTTTGAATTGTTAACCAATCTAATATTTGATTCATTTACAATAGTGTTTAGTAATACAATTGATGGTGTATTAGACCCAGAAACTATTTGTGTCTCGGTATTATAGTAGGCAGCATTTGCTTTATGTGCAATCTGAACATAATCAACATGATAAGTCACTCCACTTAATTCTACGGGTAGTACCATAGTATCGGTCACTCCTGTTAATTGTGGTAATTCGCTAATTGTTTTTCCTGTCAACATATTTTTGTGTTTTTAATTAAATTTTAGATATTCGTCATTCCCAACACTAAGATATTCGTTTGGAATATCAATTAGGATTGGGTTTATAAGAACTATAGGTATTTCTGTTGGGGTTGGGGTTTGAGTGTAGGTTGGCGTTTGAGTAGGTGTTCCTGTATTAGTAGGTGTTTGAGTTTGAGTAGTCGTTTGTGTTTGAGTAGGTGTTCCTGTATTAGTAGGTGTTTGAGTTTGAGTAGTCGTTTGGGTTGGAGTTTGTGTTAAAGTTTCCGTATTAGTTGGAGTTACACTAGGTGTTTGAGTCGGAGTCACAGTAGGTGTTGTCGTATTGGTTGGTGTTGGAGTTGGAGTTGGTCCTAATATGGCAATTGTATAGGTATACGCATATGTTGGTACATAACAATTATATGTCCCATAATAATAATCCGCAACATAGCTAAATGGAAAAACTTGATACCCTAAATCTACGGTACCTCCCGTTTGAGGAAAGAACGTAACTTCGGTTGTTAATCCACTCAAATTTACACTAGAAATTAATACACCACAATCTGCCATGTTAATAAATATAGACACTTTTTACTTTATAATTCATTATCCACAAATTCCGACATTAATAACTTGATTACCCCCTAATTGTATAAATGTGGCACCATCGGATATTGTAAAATTGGTACCATTTGGTGGTATTGTTAAAGATTTATCACCATAAACATAATCACCTTTAACTAAATTTGAAAAAAGTTTTGATGTATAAATGGTCACATTTGCTGGATTAGCCGTCATATTAACAGAACCACAAACATCTTGATACCAACCTCCTGTTCGTAAATTATACATAAAAACAGTTGTTGGTGTAACAGTTGGTGTTGGTGTAACAGTTGGTGTGGGAGAAGTAGATGTTGGTGTTGGTGTTACTGATGTTTGTGTTGGAGTTGAGGTGACGGTTGGTGTAGGTGTTGTTGACGGACATAATCCTACAAAGACAATATCTAAAGGAGCACTATAACTTTCAACAAGAATATCTTTTGCACAAACATATTCGGTTTTAAGTGGGTCTATAGTACTAACACTAAC